GGTTCTGCAACTTTTCAGCGATAAATAGTTCATACTCATTTCTATCCAAATTTTTAAGCTGGACAGAACCAAATTTGGGTTTGATATGATTCTTATAGAGATTATCATTGAGGTAGTAGGAAGTGTCATTCCAGCGCCCTGTAGATAATCTCTTTTCAGAATAGATATCCCAATACTGATCAAGCGTTAGATTCGTATTGATACCTAACTCCTGATCTTGGATTTGTTGCTCAATCTCTGTCAAGGCTGCACGAGCTTGTGGAAGGGTTGTGAGACCACTTTTAGTAATCTCTTTCTTTTTACCATGAAAATAGAAAGAGCGTCTGATGTAATAGCGTTTGCCTTTTGCAGTTTCATAGTAATAGATATTTGGGTATTTTGTTTTATTATATTTCATTGTATTCTCCTTGTTTATCAGCTTCTGGACAAGGTCTAAACATTGAGAATATTGACATCACCCCTTTCATGGTGTAAAATAGGTATAGAAAAGAGGCCTTTTTAATGGCTGATTTTTTATAAGGGTAAGCTTCACAATCAAACTTTGGCGAGGGCGATTGTGGGGCTTTTTTAAATATCTTTTCGTTTATTCTTTTCGTGTTTCAATGTTAAATAACTAATAATGTAACTTATAAAACCTGTAATGAACAAGAAGAAGCCGAGAGGAGGAAATAAAAATAAGAAAATAGCACCTATGACTATTAATACAATACCAGCTTCTTTATAATTTTTTGCTGTGTATTTTTTTGTAGATTTGGTGGACGTTTGATTTTTTGTTGTTTTCTTCATTCTCTTTTTAGACGGTGTAAACAAGTCTGAAAGACCAAACGTTGTCTTATGATAGACCTTGTTGTATAGAGCTTTCTTAGGATTCTTTATCCACCCAACCCCTTTTTGTCCATATCCAGGAATAAGGGCTTTTTTAGTTTGTCTCTTCCATTTGCTGGTAGTTCTAGCTTTCAAGCTCTTTTTTAGACTCGGTGTTCTCATTCCTATTTTCATAACTTTCCTCTTTTTAATTTTCAACTGGCATGAAGTTTCCGACTATTTTTCCAATGATTCTCGGATCTTCTTCATATGGTGCGAATTTATCTTTATATTTGTTATTGATAGAGACGAGTCTAAGACCGTCTTTTTCTTTATAGACTTTCTTGATATAAGTTTGGCCATCCCAGTCAACCGCATAGACAGCGCCGTCATAGTCAAATCCTGTTTCTTTGATAAGAACGACCTCTCCATTCATGTACTTAGGTTCCATTGAGTCTCCAAAAACCCAAGAAGCAAAATCGTGGTCTAGGTCTTTGTCATAAAAAACAGTGTCATAGTTCCCATCGTTGAAGTATGAAAAGCCAGTACCAGCTGAAAGTTTTTCATATACCTTGTATTCAAATAAGTCTTCCTCTAATGAGATAACTTTGTTAGACTGCTCACGCAATTGGTTCTCTGTAAAATCCAAAACCTTTTGTTTTCTAGGAGCAGTAAGCTTTACAGCTTTTTCAGTTATTTTCTGAACAAGAGGAGAAGTAGGGATTTTTAGTTCTTGGACAGGAGTATCGTCTGACATAGGAACATTATATCCCATTAACCAAGCTTCGGAGACCCCCAATGTTTTAGATAATAAAACAAGTTTGTCTTGATCAGGAGAAGACTTTCCTGAAACATATTGTGACAAAGCACTCTTACCCATTTTGATACCAAGTTCCTTTTGAAGTGGTAAAGAACTATTCAAGATATCTACTTGTCTAAGATTTCTTTCAGACAGAATTTGTTTTAGTCGCAAAGATGTTGTAGTTTTCATATTTAACACTCCGTTCTCAATAGTAATTATATATCTATTTGAACAAAAGTTCAAGCTAAAAAATAAAAAGTTCAAAAAAAATGAACTTAAGTATTGACAAGGCAAAAAATAAGGAGTAGAATTATAATCACAAAAGTTCAAACAACTTGAACAAAAGATAGAAAGGAGAATAAATGAAATTTGATTATTCAAAATTGAATGGAAGAATTACTGAAATTTTTAATAGCCGGAAAAAATTCGCTAAAGCTATGAAACTTTCAGAACGAAGTATTTCACTTAAATTAAATAATCAGCGTTATTGGAAAAACAACGAAATTACAACAGCTTGTAATCTGTTACTTATTCCAGATAACCAAATAGGGGATTATTTTTTTAAACTTGAAGTTCAAGAAACTTGAACAAAATAAAACTAGAAAGGAATATTATGAACGAAATTTTTAATTTTCACGGGCAGGAAGTCCGTACTTTGACAATTGATGACGAGCCTTGGTTCGTTGGGAAGGATGTTGCGGATATCTTGGGATATACGAATTCAAGAAAAGCAATTTTTGACCATGTAGATGAAGATGATAAGACAGATGGGGTAACGATTCGTGACGCCATGGGTAGAAATCAAAATCCTATCATCATTAACGAATCTGGTCTCTACTCTCTTATCTTATCCAGCAAGTTACCTCAAGCTAAAGAGTTTAAGCGTTGGGTGACATCAGAGGTCTTGCCAGCGATTCGAAAACAAGGCGGATTTATTCGTGAGGACTTGGATGAGGATGCCTTCATTGCTCTATTTACTGGCCAAAAGAAATTGCGTGAGCAACAGGCGACCATGCTTGAAGATATAGACTATCTCAAGAGTGAACAACCGATTCATCCGAGCTATGCTCAATCACTACTGAAGAAGCGTAAGGCTCGTGTAGTAGCTTGCTTGGGTGGTATTGACAGTCCAGCTTATGCTGACAAAACCTTCGCTCAATCAGTATTCAGACAAGCTGAGATTGATTTCAAGGATCATTTTAATATCAGTCGCTATGACTTGCTACCGAAAAAATTCGCAGACGCAGCCCTGGCTTATTGGATGACTTGGGAGCCAAGCACCAATACCAAGATGAAAATCATGAAATTGAACTCATTTGACGAAGTGTAGGAGGGGAAGAAGATGGACAATGTTCTACTTTCACTATCTGAATGGATTAAGTCCATTATCAAGGACACAATCACAAGGCTAGTCGAAATAGAAAAAGATAGTGATCACTATCCAGAGTTGATGGATGTGAACACTACCTGCGAATTTCTAGGAATTAAGTATGCCACATTTTCAGATAATTATCGTTACTTAAAGGGATTTCCAAAGGAATTACCTGGTAAGAAATGGTCAAAAAGAGCCATCAAAGAATGGCTCTCTAATCAAATATAATAACTTTACTAAAAGGCTTCTGGACAAGGTCTTAGCAAAATTATTTGACTTTATTATAACACAAAAGAGGATAAAAAACATGAACAATTTACAAATTATCGCAGTATGCACAGTAGTGTTAGTAGTCTTGATTGAATCGCTGATGATGAATATCAAGCTTAAAATGGCCATGAGAGCGAAAAAGAAGATTCAATTTCAAGCGCCACAAATCGAAAAAGGGTTTATTGACTTTAAAACAGGTCGCCGTGTTGACATTGATCCCGTGACACGAAAAGAAACATTTGTGGATTAAAATGGAGGGGAGTAATGTCTGAAATCAAATGGATTAAGATTACGACTGACATTTTTGACGATGAAAAAATACGTCTTATTGATGCACTACCAAATCATGATGCCATTTTAGTTATATGGTTTAAAATCCTAGCTCTAGCTGGCAAACATAATCGCAACGGACTTTTGATGATGTCAGATAAGGTTCATTACACTGATGAAATGCTCGCTACAATTTTTCAAAGGCCTCTGAACACTGTCAGAATGGCCTTGGGAGTCTTTGAGCAATTTGGGATGATTGAGATTATTGACGGTGTCATTACTTTGCCAAATTGGGAAAAACATCAAAATATTGATGGCATGGAAAGAATCAAGGAACAAACACGGAATCGTGTAGCAAGACACCGAGAGAAGCAGAAAAATCTTGCTCTTGGTAACGTTACATGTAACGTTACAGTAACGGACGGTAACGCACTAGAAGAAGAAGGAGATGAGACTAAGAATAAGACTAGATTAGATGAAGATAAGAATATAACTACTACTAGTAGTGAAAATATCTTAGAACTTTTTCAGTCTGAGTTTCGTAGATTACTATCAGGTTTTGAGATTGAGGAAATCAATCATCTGTTAAAGGAAAATGATGCTGAGCTAGTTAAAGAAGCATTGAAAATAGCTATTAATTTAGGCAAGCCTAATATCAAGTACATTGGTGGTATTTTAAGAAATTGGCAACTGAACCAAGTGACGACAGTTGAACAAGTTCGACAATCAGAAAAACAACACAAGGAGAAAAAATCAGGACAGGAGGTAAAAGACGAATGGGGATTTTAGAAGTTATCAAGCAATTTGAAGATGAATTTTATCCGATTAGTGACGAAAAGAAATCTTTGCTTATAA